CGTATAGGGTAGACGGGCCTGTGCCGCCGCAAAAGGCGGGTGGGCGCGGGGTGGGGTGCGGCTGATGACCGTTCTCCAGCGTTTACACCTTGCTGTTTACACGCATAGGCTTGACGTTGTCCAGTAGCCTGAGATGCCCAGACAACTCACGGCGTAACTGCTCTGCTGTTGGCTTGGCTACTGGTGCATCAGTGGAGATCTGGAACATGCCAGCGGCTCTGCCCATGAGTTCAAGTGCTTTTAACCGACTACCTTCTTGTTTGCCTCCCTTAGTGAGTGCCAACAACTCTTTCATCACATACCGTTTGGTTGCGGCGGTATCCTCTGCCAGCACCTCGATGGTCTCACCCCATGCGTCTTGCAATGCTTTCTGGATGCGTGGATCACGGCTCAGCCTGTAGGCGCTTGACGTGATGACTTGGTCACTGCCCTTTGCGTTGGGGTATGCGTCTCGGTATGCTTGTCTCATGGTCTTACCAGCGATACAGCCTTTGGTGAATTCCATCTGCGATGCTGTCAGTGGTTGAATCTTCTTGTAGTCTTCTGTTCCTCTTGGCTTTCCATCGACTCTCATTACTGGGGGTTCAGCCCGTGCGGCTAACCGTGCCGCTTCGCTGATTTCCAGCCCGTCATCTTCTGTATCCGGCTCTTGCAGGTGAGCATCCTCTAGCGCTTGAAGAAGTTCATCTTTGCTTGCCCGTCCGGCCTTCTTTGTATCAGTCATGGCTTATGTCCTGTGGTTAATTACAGCCTGTTTAAACATCCAGCACCGTTCTCATGGCAGAGTGTACAGGAGACGTTTAAACCTGTCCATGCTACCCATGCCCCAACCCATCCCTGATCGTGCCTTGTAGGCACTTCTGCAATACTTAGGTACTAGAAAGTTATCCACAATTCAGTGCATAACCTTGAGTTATCCACACCCTTCTGTGGATATTGTGGATAAGTTTCTGAGTACTTATGCATTGCACAACCCCATCTCAGCTTGCCGTTTAAACGGTTGATACCAACCCAGCCTGTCACCCCTTCAGCGCCTTGTAGACCGCCTTGCCCAGAGCATTGATCCCACTATATAGAGTGCTGATCCCACGGGCAGTGCATGCCATGCTGGCAATACATCTAAGGGTAAACCCTATTAGGGAAAGTCCTAATATGAGAGTGTTTAAACTACGATCACAATCTCTTTCATGGTGCTAGTAATTGCACTGCTGATCTCAGCAAGCTACGACTCCGGTCTGACGCTACCTGCCACACGGTTTAGATGTGGACAGTGAACGGCTCACTATAAAGTCGGTCTGAGGCGGTCTCGGTGGCAACACCCCCTAGCAATAGGTGCAAATCAGGTCTGGTTATGCCAGACACCCCGACAGGTCAGGGTAGACAAGACAACCCATCTCTCCCAATGAGAGAGTCAAAGGATGCCCATTCTGTGGGCATTTTTGGATTAACCACTGGAGCAACCATGCAAGCCCTCATCGACAAGCACCTCGCCGCCCCGTCCGACAAGACCTTGGCGCGTATCGTGGCACATGCCCGTAAGCACCCCTTCAGCACCTTAATGGTGACTGCTGATGCCGCCCGTTTTCTCAAATCAATTGGAGTATGACCATGAAAACATTAAACCTCACCCCCGCTGACCGCGCTAACTGCTCAGTCACATTCAACGTCAACCGCTTTGAGGTGTACCACGCCAATGGCTGGCTGATCACGGCGGCTCAAACCAAAGCGGATCTTAAAGCGCAATTGGCTGGAAACGGCATCCTTGGCGCTAAGTTTGACTCTGCCGCCCAGCGCAAATATCTAGCATCTTGACCCCCTAATCACTGAAAGGCTCACCATGACCAAGTTCAACACCTATACAGATCACATGCTTTTCTTGGCTATCAATGATTGCCACGCTACCCTGCGCGAGGGAGAGTACAGCCCAGATCACCCATATGGACGCAAGCTATGGGCAGAGATCGATGCTATCCGCGCCGTGCAGATGGCGAGAGCCGCCAAGGCTCAAGCGGCATATGACAGGCTCAAAAGAGAGTTGTCCAAAAAAGCCGCCTGACATTTCAGCCTGATGCCCTACGGGGCATTGGAGTGCAATGTCGCACAACTTGGAGACCAACCATGTTTCACATTCCCGCTCACCTCAATACCCAAACCCCTCCCGCTCAATTCAACCCAAAGTAAGGACGCACCATGACTACACAAATCACCAACCCCCTCACCTCCCATGTCCAATGGGCAAAGGATGCCCTCGCCTTGGCTCACAGGGCATTCGCCGAAAACCCCTCTGCCACTCGCTGGGACTGTCTGCAACGTGCGGCGTTCACCTACCAGCAGATCGACTGGGCAAGCCACACCAATACCATTGACCGCGAAAAGCTGGCCTTTGACATAGACAGCGAATGGCAGAAAGTGATCTGCCGCGCTACGCTGGGCGTTGGGGTGCGTACCACTCTACGCGACTCTGTAACCGTTTAACTGGAGACCAACCATGACCAACCACTACCGCACCGCCTACCGCATCATTCGAGAACTGACCTATGTGCTGAATGCAGTGCCCCGCGAGGCTCTGCCCTATGTCGCACGGGGTCTTGCCCAGACGTACCAATTACCAGCGAAACCCTTTTTGCAAGTGATTCGCCGCTACTCTCGCCTTTACCGTCCAACCAACTGAACTGACCGGAGACCAACCATGTATGCAATTCTCACAACCATCGTAGCCGTGCTGACCATCTGCATGACCCTGCCACTGATTGACGGGGGCTGGCTCTTCATTGCTGGCCTCATCTGGGGCAGTGCCATGCTGGGCGGGGTCATTGCAACTGCTATCAAATAAAAAAGACTACTCCTTTTAACCATGCTACAATTACCATCAAGGAAAAAATACCATGACTACAACCAACCGTGAAGACTGGCTCAGCGCCGCCGTCTCTGAACTTCGCCCCTTTTTCGAGGCGGTGGGCAAGCCACTGCCAGCGAACGTTCGGGTGACCTGTGGTTTCCCTAGCAACGCAAAGCGCTCCGGTGCTATTGGCGAATGCTGGGCTGACACTGCCAGCGCAGACAAGACCTTTGAGGTCTTGATCAGTCCAGTGCTTGATGACCCTGTCAAGGTGTTTGAGGTGCTGGTGCATGAGTTGTGCCACGCCACTGCTGGCGCTATGAATCATGGCGTCAACTTCCAAAAGGTTGGCAACCTGATGCACCTTGCCCCATCCCCTACCAAGGCTGGCTGGAAAGCAACGTGTAAGGCCGCAACCTTCGATTCGGTTTATGGCGAGATCATCAAGTCGCTTGATGCGTACCCCCATGCCGCCCTGTCGATGACTACCAAAAAGACTCAGGGCACTCGCATGCTCAAGGCGGTCTGCCCCTCTTGCGGGTACACCGTCAGGCTCACCAGCAAATGGGCTGCTCTCGGCCTACCGTCCTGCCCACAGGACTCTGACATCCTTAACCTTGTTTGATGGAGAAAAGAAATGACTGATGCACAAATCAAATTGGAAATTCTCAGACTGCCAATGGCGGTTGTGATTGCCGCGTATGCGGTGCGTAGCACCACCCCTTTGGTGGGCACGAATGCGGAGATGAAAAGCCAAGCCGCCGACTTTCTCGTGACCAAGGTGCGTGACGGGTCTATCGATCTGGACGCTATCAGAGGCACTCCCCCTCTGCCTGTTACCACTACCGCCCCCGCCGCGCCTTCGGCGGTGCTGGACAGTGTGATCAGCCGTCAGGGGTCTGACCGCGTCCTGCTGGACTCTGTGCGGGTTGTGGCAGACCGTGCCGCTAGTGATGCGCTGAAAGGGCTTAACAGCCACAATACCCTGTCTCAGACAGTCAGCCGCGCCTTGGCGGCGCTGGAGCAGGACATCGAGGCCAACCGCCAGAACATTGACCGCCTCGCGGCTTCCACGGTTGATGACCGTAAGGTTGCGGCTGAGGTTGCTCTGGCTATCGACAAAGCTTTTGCCCCGTTTAAACAGCAGGTCATCGATGCTGGCGCGGAGCAGGTTATCGCCAACGGCGTGAGCGCCAAGGTGATTGGGTCTGAGACCGCCCTGCACGTCTTCGGCGTGGACGTAAAGGATGCCAAGGGCAACCCCCTCATGGTTGACATCTGGGATGCCGTGGACGCACCAACCATTGACCCCAACTTTGTCTGGACTGAGGGCATCATCAAGCACCTGTTGCTTTCCCAGAACACGGGCGAAAATTTGTGGTTTGGCGGTGAAAAAGGGACTGGAAAGAGCGAGACCGCACGTCAGTTTGCCGCCAAGACAGGCCGCTCCTACACTCGGATCAACTTCCACAAGTACACCACGACAGAGGACTACGTAGGTTGCACGGGTCTGGAGAACAGCGCAACGGTGTTCAAAATGGGTGCGTTCATGACCGGATTTGTCTCGCCCTCGACTGTGGTTTTGCTGGACGAGGTCAGCAACTGCGATGCTGGCGAACTGGCAACGCTGAACGGTTTTTTAGAGCCTAACTCTGCCGTGAGTTTTGGCGGTCAGGTTCGCCGCCGTGCGGCTGGGGTGCTGGTGTTCGCCGCTGACAACACCTTGACAAACGGTGACCAATCTGGACGCTACGCTGGCACTCGCC